ATGACGAGTAAGAAGATGGGTGTATATGAATCGTTCATACACAAGAGCCGCTACGCACGTTACCTCTGGGAGGAAGGTAGACGTGAGACATGGGAGGAGACAGTGTTACGCTATGTCAACTTCTGGAAAGACAAGGGGATGATTAACGAGAAGGAAGGTATTGAGATAGCCAATGCTATTGAGAACCTAGAGGTTATGCCTAGTATGCGTAGCCTGATGACAGCTGGCCCTGCCCTTGACCGTGACAACATGGCTGGTTTCAACTGTTCGTACATAGCAGTGGATCATATACGTGTGTTCGATGAGATACTGTACGTCCTGATGTGTGGTACAGGTGTAGGGTTTAGCGTAGAGAGACAATCAGTAAGTAAACTACCAGAGGTAAGTGAAAGGTTTGAAGAAACAGATACAGTTATTAAGGTTGCGGATAGCAAGAAGGGGTGGGCTAAGGCGTTCAAAGAACTCATCAGTCTCCTCTATGCAGGACAGATCCCCAAGTGGGACTTGTCTAAAATCAGAGAGAAAGGTGCGCCTCTCAAGACCTTCGGTGGACGGTCTTCTGGGCCTGAGCCTTTGGATAGCCTGTTCCATTTCACTGTGGGTGTGTTTAAGGCAGCTGTAGGACGTAGGCTGAACAGCCTTGAGTGTCACGACATCGTGTGTAAGACAGCCGAGGTGGTGGTAGTAGGTGGGGTACGTAGGTCAGCACTCATCTCTCTGTCAAACCTCTCAGATGACCGTATGCGAGGAGCTAAGCAGGGTATGTGGTGGGAGACAACAGGTCATCGTGCTCTAGCCAACAACTCAGCTGTGTACACAGAGCAGCCTGACTTCGAGGTGTTCCTTCGTGAGATGTTAGCACTACATGAGAGCAAGGCAGGTGAGCGAGGTATCTTCTCTCGTCTGGCATCTAAGACACAGGCTGCACGTAATGGGAGGCGGGACATAGAGCATGACTTCGGCACTAACCCTTGCTCTGAGATCATACTACGCAGTGCTCAGGTTTGTAATTTGTCTGAAGTGGTGGTTAGGAGTACCGATACGTTCGAGGATTTAAACCGTAAGGTACGTGTAGCAGCTATCCTTGGTACGCTACAGTCTACACTCACTGACTTCGATTATGTACGTGCTGTGTGGAAACGTAACACTGAGGAGGAACGGCTACTGGGTGTGTCACTGACAGGTATCATGGATCATGCTATCCTCAGTGGTAAGGAGACCAAGGGTACAGCCTTTGACCACCCTAACCAGCCCAACCTAGCTAAGACATTGGAGCGTCTAAAGCAGACAGCTGTAGACACCAACAAGAAGTGGGCTAAGAAGCTGGGCATTGAGCAGAGTACAGCCATCACTTGTGTTAAGCCTAGTGGTACTGTGTCTCAGCTAGTGGACAGTGCATCAGGTATACATGCTAGGTTCAGTGACTACTACATCAGACGGGTACGTAACGACCTGAAAGACCCTGTCACCGACTTCCTGAAGGAGAGCGGTGTACCTTGGGAGCAGGATGTTATGAACCCTGAGACTGTAGTGTTCAGCTTCCCTATGAGGGCACCTGACGGAGCTGTCACAGTGGATGAGCAGACAGCATTGAGTCAGCTGGAGTTGTGGGAGGTGTATCAGGATAGCTGGTGTGAGCACAAACCATCCGTCACTGTGTACTATAGCGATGATGAGTTCCTAGCTATAGGGCAGTGGTTGTGGGATAAGCTGGACAAGTGTAGCGGTGTGAGTCTGCTACCTAGAACAGACCATGTGTACCAGCAAGCGCCATACGAAGCCATAGACAGGGATGCCTATGAGAAGCTCTGTAAGGACATGCCAGCCACGTTAGACTGGAGCCTGCTAGATGGTAGGGAGAATGGGGATAACACCGTAGGAGCGCAGACATTAGCTTGTGTGTCTGGTCAATGTGAAATATAGGAGACAGTTATGCTAGATAAGAAGTTCGAGGAACATAAGCAAGTAGAGAGCCTTTGCGAATGGTCTGAGCTAGATGAGGCTATTACAAGAACGCACGAAATGTCGATGCGCACAACGCAGGTTGAAAGGAGTGTTTACCTTGAGCACCTTCAGAAACTCCTTGAAATAGAGGAGGCGTTTTTTAGTGCAATCTGCTTACCCCGCTACTGGACCTCTACCGGACTGAACATAGCAACCTGAAGTTCTAGCTTGTGTGTCTGGTCAATGTGAACTATAGGAGACAGTTATGGAAGGATATGAGTTCAGCACTTACGATGAGATGATGACGTTTATGCAGGAGAGAGGGCCAGTGAGACAGTTTCAGGTATTGTATCTGGAGGGGGAGGAGGAGGAAGACCTCCCCCCTGTCTGGTCACTCACCATCCCTAACTCTGAGACAAGTGAGGCGTATGCAGATTAGTCCTCATCCTCATCACTAGCTTGGAACAGTGCAACCTGAAGCTCTAGCTTAACAGCTTCCAGTGCTCCCACTATATAGGTGGGATGCACTGTTTCCATAGCATCTACTACCGCAATCCTCAGTGTCTCCTCTAGGATTATCCCCGCCTCTATAGCACTCTCTTCTCTCTTACGATCTAAGAAACTATTATCTACAGCCATGATGTTCTCCTATATATTAAACCAAACAACAACACCTGTCACTGCACCAGCCACCCAATACCACTTGTGGTAGTGCTTCTTACTATTGTCGTGCAACATTGAAGCAGCGTCTACGTGTTCTCTAGCAGCAGCTAGTCCACCCGCCTGTCTAAAGAATACATTAAAGAAAGGCCCAAAGCCTAAAAGGATTGGGGCTATCTGCCACTTCAATATAAAGGCAAGCCATGTCACACCCCAGTATAGGTTGTCTAAGAAGTTAGAAACAAACCCAACCCATATGCCTCGCGCTAGTTTGCTTGACGCTGCATTGATACCTTCTGACCTAAAGCTACGCTTAAAGGCAGGCCACCAGAGGTAGGCTATCTCTATGCAGTAGCAAAGAAAAGGAATTGTAAGTGCAATAGATACTACAGTGTAGAAATCTGACCACTTGTCTAAGAACTCCATCAATCATTCCCTCTTGCTATCATTAAAGTTTCGATGTGCATACGCTCCATCATCTCTAGTTTACCCTTGAACTCACCGAGTTCTTTGTTCATCTCTGCCCTAGCTTCTGCATCCAGTAGCCTAGCATTCTCACAGGACTTCCTGTCCTTGTACACCATAACAACAACCCATCCTAATACTAACAGGCACACGACAAGGAAGCCAAGTATCCCTAGCTTCTCTGCCTCTGTTGCTACAGCGACTACGTTATCCATCAAAACAGCTTAGCCTCCGCCTTTCTTCTGCTGTCATAGGCATCTTGGAAATTGTTAAGGTTGGCCTTAGCCCCCTTCCAATCACCTGTCGTGACCTGACTCCAGTAGTTCTTAGGCCATGTGCTTTTCTCTTTGTCCATCCCATACTGGAAGAACACAGATGCCACAGCTGTCTGCTTACCTGATGGCAGGTCTTCAAACTCAGTCTTAGATTCCTTATCGAACTGTGTCTTAATCTCATCTAAGATGCTGGACTTAACCTTACTGTTCAACTCATCTGTCTCTTCTTTACTAAGGGACAAGGGGTTGGCCTTGACAAAATCTAAAGCAGCCTGCTTCTTCTTGCCGCCATAAGGGGACAGTTTGGCTATCAAGGCTTCCGAGACACCTACCTCTTTTAGCTTGTCGCTAGTCCAAGCACCTAGATCTATACCCATGCCCACGGTAGGGCCGCTAGTGCCTAGCACCTTGTTGTCCTTAGTAGGTACATACACACTTGTCTCGTTACCTTCTCGCTCAGCAATGAATCCCCAGTCAACAGAACCAGCCTCTTCCACAGGTGTGAGCTTACCTACTGGCTGAGCCTCGTCCACCACTGTCAAAGCTCCGACAGGTTGTGGGTCTTCCACTACTGTTAGCTTACCTACTGGCTGACTACTGTTCACGGACATACTTGCCACCAACAACCCTAAACTTATTACCTTCTTCATCTTGTAGTAACGTCCCTTCAGGTTCTATTAGTGGGCCTTGTCCTGCACCACCGCTCTGCTGTTCATTCTCGCTAGGCACATCTCCAAACTGAGGGGCTATATCTTGCAGGTCTTCTATGTTTGCCAGACCATACTTAGCATACTCTGAATACAGCTCAACAATACCCCTAACCATATTCTCGCTTACCTTTCTACGATAGAAAGCATTTGCATCGTTAAACACTTCGTCTGGTACAGTTTGTATAAAGACTGGAGTGATAGAACCGTCATTGTTCTCTTGCAACCTAACCTCGGGTGCTCCAACCCAGTCTGTTATTTGACCCTTTACGCGATTAAGTTGTGCTCTCAGTGTACCAGAGACAGCATCTCTAGCCTTAGCCTCGTTACCATGTTCACTCTTAGAGTCTGCTGATATTTTCCTAGCCTTGCTTTTAAGACTATCCATAGCCTCGATAAATGTACCGTCATCTTTTATCTGAGCAGACGCTCGGTACCCATCTATGAAGTCAAGCTGTGCTCTGAATGCAGCACCCGATATAGGCTCTGTACGTGCCGTACCAAGCGATGCCACCATAGTAACAAGGGATGGGTTAGTCTCACCTATGTCCTGTGTCTCCTGCAAGGTCACACCTTCCGTAGTTTGCTGGACAATAAGCTCCATTGCTTTAGCTTGCATGTCCTTCACAGCCCTTGCATTGGCACCAGCGAAAGCCTCTTCTCCCATAAGTCTTAGGAAGTTCTGAGATACCTGTGGGTCAAGGATGTCGAACGCTAGCTTCTGACCACCAACACCTAGTACACCACCTGTTGACAGACCCTGTACCTCGGCAGAGGTCAGTGGAGTCCTAAGCTCAGTGAGTTTAATTCGGAGGTCTTGAGCATCATCTGCTTGTTTCTTAGTATCAAAATCGTTTAACATATCGAAGTGAGTAACCAACCAATACTCTTGCTCAGCATCTAACTCTTCATATAAAGACTTAACTAAAGCAGGGTCTACTATCTCGCCCCTCTCACCCGCAGCGGATACCATCTTGCCTATATGACTACGTGCTTCCTGTATAGTCGCAGCAACAGTAGCCTTATACTCTAACTCTGCCTCACCCTTACGCAAACCACCTGCCTCAGCTATTGATTGACTCAATGCCCTAGCAGCAGTATCGTTTATAGCTGTACCTATTGAGGCAACATGCCCACTTATCTCAGACAAGGAGCGACTACCTTTATTAACCATCTCCTGTACGTACATCTGCTTGCCAACAAAGATGGCTTCCTCAGCAGTTCCCCAAGAACCTACTCCGTATTGTGCATCAAGAGATGCCTTCATCTCTAACCTAGCACCAGCTTGCGGGTCTTGATATGTGGCTATGCTGCTGCCAAATATCTGATTGACATTCTGCTGCAACCCTAGATGCTGTACGTTGTTAAGAGACTCCTTCCATAGAGAGTTCCGTCTTATATTATAGGCAGTCTCGTTCAACATCCCGCTTTTCTTTGCGCTGTCTAATCTATCAACATCCCTCTGTACTGTCTGTAGCCACTTTTTATCAGCTTCATCGAAACCCTCTGCATCGTTAGCCCTACTAGCTATCTGTGCCTGTAGGTCAGCATCCTCTTGGCGTAACATCATGCGCTCAGTGTCCAAGTCTATCAGAGATTGTGTAGCAGAACCTATGGCTTCACCTCTAGCAACGACCTCTTGCTCTGCTCGTACCTCTGCCTGCTTCTGTGCGGCAAAGCCAAATAGATTAGACAAAGCCCCTATGCCCTGAGCCACTGTGTTGTCTTGTACGCCACGTTCTGCTCGCATGTGTCTTACGTCTGCTTCTGGTAGATATGCCATTACCTTTCCTCGTTCAATAGTGTTCCAGCTTCAAGAGGCATAGTACCTCCGTTGCCGATATAGTCTTTAGTGAATGCTTCCGATTGCTTGGTGAACATGCTATCGCCAGACACTGTGCTTCTGTTAAAGTTTCTGTCTATTGTTCTGCCTGCTTCTGTGTTAGCATACGGCCCCATGATGGCAGCCCTACGTGCTCTCCATAGTTCAACATTCCCTGTTATCATAAAGCTCTCATACGCATGTCGTAGATCCTCTGTGGTTTGTCTAATAGAGTCCCTGCTTTCTTTGTTGTACTCATACGCTCTCCACAATGCGTTCTCAATGTCTGTCTCAAAACCAAAAGCTCTTGCCATAGCTGTCTGCCAGTTAAGACCAAGCTCTTCAGTAGTAAGTATGACAGTGCCACGCTTACTTCTCAAACCCATGCCGTAGTGTTTTGCGAACATTGCCTTACGTGCGTTACTCCATGTAGAAGTAGTAGAGGCGAGGCCGTCCAACACACCAACAAGCTCTTGACCAAGGGTAGCAGGTGAGGGGTATGTGTAGATGTTTCGAGCAGCCTCGTATGTCCTAACTACTGCATCCTTTCCTCTCATTATGCTGTTACCACCAGCACCCAGTGCTACATCTATAACATCCACATCCACATCGTTGCCTGACATGTGGTCAACAAAAGCAAGCACAAGCTGTGTTGCTAAGTTAGACTTCAAACCAGCCAGCAAGTTACCACTCTCTGAAAAGTTATTCTCAATACCTAGCGTGTCCAGCATAACTCCCCAAACACCTTCCTCAAGACCCTCCATCACTGTAGGGTTGTCCTTTTCAATCTCAAGAGGTGTTGTGCCTAAAGCCTCTGCACCAGCAGCTAGGAAATCTTCAGCAAGAGGTACACCTACAGTGCCATACAAAACTATCTGACCTGCAAGTACGCTAAGCTTCTCCTTGTCTGTCCACTTACCTGTCCCACCTTTTGTAGCTGGAAGCATGTTCTCTGCAAACTTAGCGAACACCTGTTGGAACTGGGTAGGAACACCGAGTACATTGGTCTGCCATACAGCAGCGTTCTCAGCCTGTAGGTTCATGTGCATACGCAGTGTCTCTTCAGACAAGGACTTAGGTGTTACCTCTTTACCCTCATCTCTTAGGTTCCTCTTGGCTATGTTCCAAGCAATCAATCGGCCAGACATCTCACCTTCTTCGTAGAAGATACGACCAGCCTTAGCTGCCTTCCTAAAACCTTGGAAGGTACTGCTACCTATACCAGCTACGTTAGCATCAAAGTCAGCAGTACGCACAATAGCGTCAAGAATACCGCTATCCTTTATGCTCTTTATGTTCTCTACGAACTTGGCCTCATCCATCTTAGCTCGTCTGGCAACCTCTCTCCATACATCTGGGTTGTCACTAAGGATAGCAGCCCTTGTTGGTAGGTATTCTGCTACGGCCTTAGCACCATTGATAGGGTGCATACTTAAAGCTAACGAAGCATTCTGTGCCTGTACCCATAACTGTCTTACGTTAAACCAACCCAAGTGCAGGTTGAAAGTCAAACCTTTCAGCGCCCTAACTGGGTCTTTGTGTATCTGGTTAAGCACCCAATCGCCCCCTTTGTTCAAGGAACTTGAGCTGCTTCCTTCCATTATGTTACCGATGTCTCGCATAGTGTTGGAGAAAAAGGTTTCTTGTTCAGAAGGTATGTTCAAAGACCTGCGTAGGTATTCCCTAGCATCGTTCATCAGCTTTGTAGAGTGTGGCGATAGGTTTAGCTTAGCATCGAAACCGTCTGCCTTAGACAGGCTCCAGTCCCGACCTTCCATCTTAGCTATCTGGTTTACTGTATTCCTCCACTGCTCCACCATAGACATACGGTAGGTATTGGTAGGCATTATATCACTGATACCTTGTATGTACCGTTGTGTTGCCTGAGCAGCACTCAGCCTCTCTGGTCGGAAGTCCTCTGCTCCGTCTATACCCTTAACCATGAGAGGGGATGTCTTACGGTGGCTAGTGTACAACCCTCCATAAGAGTCAGCATTGTTGTTCAGCTTCTCAAACTCACTAAACTCTCTGTCCTCTCTTACCTGTAGCTTCTCGTATCCAGAGTTAGGATCAGCATGTAGTTCGTCTACGTACTTCTGAGCATCCGCTTTCTTCTGGAAGGCATACAGTGTTTCGTTGTGTACCCCGTCCATGTTCTTAACAAAGTAGTAACCAGATCGGTAGATACGTGGGACATATCCTGCACTGTAGTTAAGCACCTGTTTAGGCAAGGCAGTCACTCTTTCCTCACGAACCAAAGCCCACGTAGCTCTGCCTTTCTCCCCCTTCTTAATAAGCATAGGTTCTGCTAACTTTACAGCCTTGTACCCTGCATCTGTTAGCTTCTTCTTGCTGTGCTCATTCTTAGAACCAAGAAACCTAGCCTCTTTGTTGAACATGTTGTCTATTACAAACACATCAGCATCGTTAAGCTGCTTAGCTATACCACGAGTGTCCTCGTAGACTTTACCCATCATCTGTAAAGAAGCGCCACTCTTGCCATTGTAGTTTATGTTCTTAAAACCCATGAACTTGAACTGGTTGTACATCATGTCATTTCTGAACATGTGCAGCTCGTCATAGAAGGCTCGCTTCTTGTAGTATGCTCTTATCACATCATCGCTATACTCTTTCTTTATACCCTGCTTGTCGAGGTGTATCTCTTTCATACCGTAACGAAGTTCTTTGTATGTAAATACCGTAGACTCCTCATCACCTAGCTGCATCAATGTATCTACATCAATACCGTCCTGCTTAGACAAACCCTTCTCAATATCTTTATACTTCTTAGACAAGGTGTTAGCCAGCTTAGCTGACTGCTGACCTGCATAAGTTATATTGCTTATGAACTCACCTAGCATCTCTCTCCACACTACGTCAGGAGAGAACACCTTACGCAGCGCAGGTATTACATTACTCTTAGCTAATTCGGGGTCGCTTACAAGAGAGCCGCTGTCAGACAGCTTGTAGTCATACTCAAAAGTAGAATCAAGACCATCATCTGTCACAGCCTTTATCTTGAAACCAGTAGGTGTACTGTCTGTTAACTCAATAGACTTGAACACCTTACCAGTGTTAGTCATTCTCTTCTTCAGAGACTCTACTGCCTCCTTCTGAGCTACACGCTGCATCTCAGGAGACAATGCTTGTATTGACTCCCTCTCTGCTATCTCAGCAGCTTCCCTCATTGGCTTTCTTACAGAGTCTACAAGTGTATCTACAAACTGAGGAGTCAATCCGTACAGCTCAGGGCTGTCTAATACAGAGGGGTTAGCTAAAGCCTCTACTATATCTTCTTTAGCAGAGTCAGGTGTACCGTTACGCGAAGCACCCACCTCAGCCTTCAGGCTATCTGCCTCTCTTGTCTTAATAGGTCGAGCAAGCTTAGCAGCTTCAGCTGATACCATCTGGTCGAACGTACTCTTGAGGTTCTCAGGTACGATACCTTGCTGTAGCCTAGATATGTCAGCAGCTGCCTGAGCAGATGCTTTGTTACTAGCTGTCAGTGCATCTACGCTTTCAAGTTGCCCCACCAACAGACGCTTACGGTCTTCGAGGGATGTAATCTGCCTAGTAGACAAAGCCTTCTCACCCAGCTTGGCACCTTCAAGGTTCTTCAGCTGTCGGTTTATCTTCTCGATGTCGTACTCAATACCTTGCTTCTTTGCCCGAAGCCTTTTAGCAGCACCCTTGCTTATCTTATTACCAGCTGAAGGCAGTAAGTCTTCTATGATGCGGTCGAGTACAGCCTTCCTTGTTTCTTGTGCAGGAGCAGATACACCATCTACAGCACCATTAGGTAACTCATCAATCCCTTTTGTTGGGCTGGCTGTAGTGCCTGCGTCTACTGTGTTCATGTCCATTGTCTTAACAGCTTCACCAGTCTTATCAGCACCTGTTAGTAATGTCTCAGCACCTGCTTGATCGACATTACCTATGGCTACATCTCTTGATACAGAAGACCTACCTGCCTTGACTCTTTTACCTAGCTTCAGTAAACCACCAAGTATAGGGCCGACATCAAACAAAAGGACTGAAGCATCAAGTGCTCCCTTCACTGTCATATCCTGAACGATGTCATCGCTGTAGTACATCTCAATCATAGAGCGAACAACGAAAGGGTTGTTGTCTGCTGCTTTAGCAATAAGAGGAAGGCGCTCTTCCATTACTACCTTTTGCTCTTCAGCATCTAGTGACTGGAAGTAGGACATCTCAGCAAGCATACCGTTCCAATCAGTACCTATCATCTTAGCGTAATCAAAGAAGTCCTTGATCTCATCAGGCGCAAGCAGGTCTGCTACAAAGTTACCAGCAGTTTCTGCTACGTTGTTTTCCTCAAACAAATCCTCGGCTAAATCATAGACGTAAGACTTAGTTACCTCTTGTCGTTTACGGTAGTCGCTTATGTCCTCACTAGCAAACAGTTCACTATATAGGAGGTTGGTTCCGTCATCTGGGTCAGAGATAGCCTCGTTCTCTAGCTCATTCATCTTTATATAATTTGCTGCTGTCTCTTGATAGTCAGGACTAGAGGCACCATTAAGCAAATAATCAAACTTTTCTTTATTCTTCTTATCTAAATAGTCTTGCTTCTCCGTGTCTTCCAATGCTTTAATGTCAGCACCGTTCTCAGTAGCTGCCATTACATCGTTGAACTCATTAAGGAGGTCGCTGCCCCTGTTTTTCGAGCGTATCTTAGCCAGCTGTAGGGCATCCTTCCTTCTCTTTCTATCAGAAGAAACAATTTGCTTTATACCAAACACACCTTCTACCGAGGGAGTAGGGCTTGAATCAAACATGTTATCAGGCATTTATAAGAATCCTAATTATTTAATAGTGAAGCGTTGTGAAGGAGCAGGGCTTGAGACAGCTCCTGTATTAGGATCGACAACCCCTTTAGGTGCAGACGTACCCCCGTCAAACAGCCCTGACTGAGCACCCTGCATAGCTAAGCCAGCCAAGGCACTGTATGTACCAGCTTGGCTCTGCGCTCTAGCAGCCTTGATATTCTGCTGACCTATGGCACTGGTGAATGCAGAGGATTGATCTATGAAGTTCAGGTTCTCTGCCCTCTCTTGCGCTATGTTCCCACTGATACCAGCTGTCCTAGATGTCTGTGCTGTACCCTGAGCAAAGGCTGTAGCACGTAGCTCAGCCTGTGACTGTCGAGCAGCACGTATCTGCTTACGTCTTTCACGAGCTGTCTGCATAGCCTGTTGCTTCTGCTGTATCTTCTGTGCTCGCTCTTGAGCCTTGTTAGCCTTCTGACCCTGCACTACGCTGGCTGTTGTTCCAACTGCTGAGATAATAAGGGCCGTAGTTACTGGATCACCCATTACAATACCCTCCGATACAATGTACTGTCTTGAAACTCTAACAACGGTGTTAGTCCGAACATATCCTGAAACCTCTCTATCTTATCATCTTTAGGTATTAGTGAGAACACTTCATCAATCCCTCTCTTCTTAAACTCTTCTAGTATCCCCACCCATACACCCTTCATATCCTTGTACATCTTGACATTCCACATGTAGGGCTGTACATCCATGTGCAGCATGACTGATCCAGTGCTGGCTACCTCTACTGAGAACACCCAGCCATCACCTTCAGCCATAACCAGCCTCTCATCAGACACTTTGTACTCCAGTAATGGGCATACCCCATCCTAATATCTGACAATCCTTAGCTGCTGTTGTCTCGAATTTAAAACTTACGGCTACCCCGCTACCTCTTATCTTAGTTTTAGTAGTCACCACAGAGTAGCCGTAATCGAAGCCATCCTCTACGTCTGAAGGAATATAATTCCTACGTAGACGGTACGCCTCAAACTGTGTACCCCACTTACCGCTAGTGGCACTGTCTGCAAAGTCCCATTGTGCCTGTACTTTACAGCTAGATGGATTAACTGCCTCCATCTCCCCATCTACTTCTTCAAAGCCTGTCTCAGAACGATTGAAGTGCATGGTTAGGTATGGGACTTGCTTGTTACGCTGTGTGTCACCACCTAGCTCGTAGCCTGTGATTAAGTAAGCGGGACTGTCTACCTCACCCCAATCCAAATAATCTACCTGACCGTATAGGGAGAAGCTAAACTCATACGTACTGCCTACACCTGTAGGTGCTAGTGTCAGGTATTTAGTTACGCTATTACCACGCCCTCTTGTAGGTGTAGTTATTACAACATCTTCACCGTTCACCTGTACCTGCTCACCATCCACCACTACACTCTGTACATCATTCACCACGATGAAGTTCTCTGTCTCTACATAAGCAGCCAGATACTTACCTTCAGATGAATCACCTATAGCGTGTACGTAGAATGCCTGTAACACTGTGTCGTACACCAGCTCTTTGTTATACTTGTTCTGGAATGTAACACCGTTGTAGCTGTCTTCATCGTTATACAACCATGTGATCTTACGGTTGACTGAATCAAACCTACCCTTAACAAATGTCTTAGCTACATTCGAGATGTCATTGTAGAATGTCTGGATGGTAGTCTCTGTAATGTTCTGAGCATTCAGCTTGCCACTAACCTGATCTGCTGTGAGTGCATAGATGCCGCCCTCAGCCCAGTATATCACTGTGTCCTCTGCCACAACTACGCTGTCAGGGCTAGAGCACCCGATGTTAGTGACCTGTGAGATGCTGTACTCGTCTGCCTTGAACACACCATCTGGGCCTGTGATCTCCCATACACCGTTCTCTGCTATAACAACAAGAGATGCACGAGCTACCACTAGCTTAACAATGTTAGCAGCTTCAGCTATCTTAATGAAGCCACCATCTGTAGCTACAAGAGCGAAGTCATCCTCAGATGTAGGATCTGCTGTTTGATAACACTTCTCGAACTGTTGGAAGTTATCTATGCTCTGAGTAAAGAACAGACACCCTGTATAGTCAGGGCTTTGATCTTGAGGTTCATCTATATCGCTATCTACTCCAGCGTAGAACAACCTGTTAGCATAAGACACAACCTGAGAGATGTTGGATTTTTCAGAGTCTGCTCGTAGGTCGGTTACTGAGCCTTCGCTTACCCTGCTTGCTCCTCTGTCAAAAGCATCTATTATGTACCGACCTCTAGGAGCAAACGAGGTTGTAACACCTTGCAAATCAAGAAGGTCGGCATCCCAGATAGGGTCGCCACTGCTGTTAGTGCTGTTACCTGTGAACCTTATATCGCAGTTGGCAGGGTATCCTAGATCACCAGATGTGACGGTAACTAAGGTCGCTCCAGTGTAACCTCCCACCCCGTATTTGCTATCCAGTTCAGCTTTTTGCTCATACTGTCTTTTGGTGCCGCCTAGGTATGCCGATCCTTTATACCTCGTAACGGAGTTAGGCTGACCAGCTGGGCCGTTTTTAGTAAACAAACCGGGGTATAGATCGGCAAGTGTCTTAGAGCCTACAACTATGTCTAATCTTTTGAGTGCTTTAGGAATACCTATACTTGCGCCAGCCCATCCTTGGTTCTTCAGGTTGTATTCATGGGCCGGTGTTAGTTCTGTAGGTCTTTCATCTACAGGCAGTCCGTCCTCTACACCCCATAGATCCCTGACTTTAATACGGATAGCAGACGCATTAACTGCACCTACTCCATCTTCCTCCCCTAAGTATTCTAAGTAGACTGGGTAATCCATTTCTTTACTGGCTACAACAAGCACACCGCCTATAGAGGCGAATGACATAGGCTCGTTACCAGAGATAGAGACAGGTAGAATGCTTGTATCAAACACTACAGGCTGTATATTACCTGAAGCATCTGTACCCTTCATCGCTGTCGATAGTGTGTCAGAAAACAGGTCAGTGAACCACAACCGATTACCTATCTGTATCACACCAATAGATAAAGTGGGATCATTATTAACATTAGTCCACTTGTAAGTCTGTATGGCATAGTTACCCACTGAGGTAGCTGTACGCTCAGTGTCTATAGTTGTACCTGTGCCCTCAATAGCCATCCCCAATCTACGCTTAATACTGCCATCCCTATTCAACTCAAAGTTCTGTAGGTCAATGGCAGCATTCTCTGGGAATGTTAGGGCTGTAGCTTCTGTAATCAAACCTCTTACAAAAGAATTACGCTCTATACTACTCTTCGCTATAGGCATTGTTAGATTTTCTCACACGTTTCTTAGGAATGTATGCAGCTATGGCAGCCTGTGCTCTTGCTTTCGAGGTGTAGTATCCACCTAGTTCCTTTGGCATCTGACCGCCTCCCTCGTAGTGTACGAAGAAGCCATATGGCCCTTGCTTTACCTGTAACTGTTTACTCATCATAGATCCTGAATGTCAACTAGGTTAGTGAATGAAGGGTTCCTACCACTACGACCTTTACGGCTAGACCTTGCATAGTTTGGCATACGTATCCCGCCAGCTGCTCTCCAGCTCTTACGTGACATGGCATTACGCTGACGTATAGCTTGTTGCTCTGCCTTGTTGTCTGTCAACTGCTTTAGCCGTGAGAAGCAAGCAGCCTTCGCCTCAGCGAGAAGACGAGAGAACGCCTCATCGGGTAGGTCTGGTATGAAATCGTTGCTGAGAGTCCATGAGGGGCTTCTGTAGGCCACACACTGACTCTTGCTAGACTGTAGTGTACTGTCCACTGCACTGTCGAAGCTGTTGAACACCACCCACTCGTCATCGAAGCTAGTCCAATAGGTAGGGGCTTGGTCATTCTTAACAGCTATAGCCACACCTGAGTAGTCAGTCACTGCTTGTACAGCAGCATCGTCTATGTTGTAGCCATTCACTATGTGTAAGAACTCATCAGGATATTTATACTGTACATCCTGAAACTTAGTGCGTGTCTCACCTGTCTTAACCTTGTTATACTTTAACACCTGTAAGCTCTTAACGTTATCAGGGAGCTTCATGTGTGTAGGCTTAGCCGTATCACCACTGGCATCTAATGACATCAGTGTACGTAGGTGAGGCCAGCTGTCCTTGCTGTCGATCATATCGTAGAACGAGCTACGTATAATCTGTACTACCTGTAGACTATCGGGTGTATCGTTTATATCATTGATTTCATCGCTATCCATGTCGGACATGATGTCTTGAGTCATCTCAAGCAGCGTCATCTTAGGCATTATATATATTCCGGAGTTCGTTTATTTGTTCGGACATACCAACCGTTAGTATCTATTGAATCTGCGTTTGTTCCACAAAGAATGTACACCTCTGCTGGGTTGTCTCTTGTGTTAGTGTCCCCCATATAGACACTGTACCACGCAGTAAACTGATACGTTCCTGCATCTCTCCACTCCAACCTCTTAACAAGAAGGTCGTAAGGACTTGCCCCTACTCCGGGTCGAAATATAATACTAACATCGTCGTTAGCGCCGCTTGTAGTGACAATAAAGTCAAAGCGTATATCTACAGAGTCACCTAAATCTAAATGACTAAAATCAAACTGGTTTGTAGAAGTATTCCATATGTCGGGGTAGGCAGGTATCTTATAGGTTTTGTTTGTAAAAGAACCGTTGCCATCGTTTAATACTTTCTCTGCGACACCTGTTGCTGGTGTAAGAGTTGGAGAAGACAGGTCGTTATAATCCTCTACACCTGTGGCATAGGGTGTTTTCCAAGAGCCACTTCCAGCACCATCGGCTACATACACCTGATCGGCTGTAGCTGAAGCAACACCTTTAGGCTCATGTAGGTTGCCTGTGCTTATTGTACTATGCTCTATAGCGATTTTGCTATCCTCCCACTGGCATATCTGGCCAGTATCTGTTACTTTTGCTTCTGTTGAGTTCTGAAGGAATACACCGCAGGTTAGCAGGCACATGTAGTCCAGAAACTATGTTACTTACTAGAGGTACTATGTGGTCTACTTCTAAACCTTTTTCTCTAGCAAGCTCGTATATATGATCTATCTCTTTCAAATCAGCCCAAGGCGGGGTTGCGTTCTTTTTACTAGCCCTCCTTCTGCCCTCGTTAGCTGTTCTTTTAGCTCTGTGTTTCTTATTGTACTCAGATGCGTGGTATGCAAGCCGGTCTTTGTTATCAGCAGCCCACTCTCTACACATCCTTCTGTGAGAAGCTCTGTTGTTTTCTCTCCATCTGGCAGTCTGCTCTCTGTCACAAGGCTTGCACCTATAAGACAAGCCATCTTTGGCACTCTTTAACCTACCAAAAGACTCTGTTGGTTTCTGTTCCTTACACTGAGAACATACCTTCATTTTACTTTCCTATGTTAAAAGGATTGGGAGGCCCGAAGACCTCCCTCCCCTAATGGTTTTTAACTACCGTCTTGTGCTGAGCTGAATCGTGAGTAACGAATTACAACTCGTGCTCGACCGCTACCAGCAGTAACCGCAGCATCTGTACCTGATACAAGAACAGATACAGCACTGTCAGCTGCTAATGCAGCAGTAGGTACGTAAGTACCGCTACCTGTTGCATCGATTTCGATAGCAGCTACGTCTGGTTGTGCTACAGCAAAGCCATTTGCAGCTGGGTCAGCAGAATCACCGATGCTGAAAATGTTATCAGCATTGCCTACAGTAAAGGCTTCAGTAATTTCTGTAACACAGTTAACAACTATGCTGCCAGCAGGGAGTACAAGGTCAGTGGCAAAAGAAGTAGTACCGTTGAAGTCGTCGCCAGTGATATACACTACCGCTTCCTTAACTGTACCACCGTTACCAGCAACCTTACCACCTGATACAACACCAGCTTCGGTATCACGAACACCGTAGTGATTGTTCGAGCTTCCACTTGTTAATGGAAATGCGTTATTTTCGTATGACATTATAATTTCTCCTATTACGCGTTAGATTCAGTTAAGGTACCATCGACGTAGATAACACCCAGCGAATCTAAACGCTGAACACCATCACCCCAACGAGTCTTAGTTACAAACTCATCACGACCTTTGCTGATGTCACGGTCTGTTTCAGTAGAAGGAGTTTGTCTCCAAGCTACCATTCCGGGCTTGCACTGGTCGTCAGCTACACACATAAAGATGTTAGCAACACCAGCACGAGTGATAGTGTTACCATCAATGTCAGTGCCAGCAGCTGCTGTAGGTAGACGGTTAGAAGTCCAGATAGACCAACCGTGGATGTCAGTAACAAACTTGTGATCCTTGTCAAAACCATCTTTAACAAGCTGTTGGAACAACGGGCCTGAAGAACCGATACCAGCGTTAGAAGTCAACTGGATAGTTTTCGAGAATGTTGCAGCAACAATAGGATCAACCAAAGCAATACGACCGTTCATAGGTACGTTAGCTTTGTCGAATGCTAAACGCATGTCGATCAAGTCAGATTCCAACATTACTTGGTTAGTACCACCAGATCCGATAGATCGGTGAGCAAAACCGTTGATGTTGTTAGGATCACCAGCAGTCTGAGCAGCATCTAGTGTAGCAAGGAAGCGTGATTCAAAAGTTTCTTGAATAGCACGAGTACCTTCTGATGCTCGCATTGACAACAGCTGCTCTACTTGAGCACCGTCTTGACGCATGATGTCAGTCACATAGAAACCATCACCGATGTAGTCACTGATTTGAAGCTGGACATTACCAGACTCAATCGGGTTGTAAGTGATGTCTTCGTCTTCAGTGATTTCCTGAATGGTTGCACTACCAATGGTCTTGATGTTGAGAGTGGTTCCGTTAGGGAAGTCAGTTACGTTACGATATAGGGTATTTGGTAACAACCCGTCATGCAGATTCTGCAAGATGAAGGTCGAATACTGTGTCGCCTCGATGAAGGCGGGGTTACTTGAGCTAGTGATAGCCATTGTATTTCTCCGTTAAGTTAATTTAGACATTGCTTCAGCTTTAGCTGCTGCCCACTTGTCTGCTGTTGTAGTATCACCTTGCGAGAACTTACGCATGTAATCTGGTTGAGGCTTCTCTACAGGTCGGGCCGAGATGTTTACACTACTACCTGTAGTGGGTTGTGGATCTCGGACAGACGGTGCATTGAATAGCTCCATTACCAGTTGAGGTGATGACTTCGCTAGTTCAGTCAGTTGGCCAACGGACATGTTTAGTTGTTTAGCTCTGCCTTCAAACTCAGCAGAAGCTCCTTCCCCAAACTTACCCGATAGTGCATTACGCACTTGTGCAGCATTAGTTTCAGCTACGTCCTGTTGGGCTTTAGATTGTAGCATGTTCGCTACTACGTTTTCTATAGCAGTCTCATCTAGCCCTGCAACGGAGGGTTGTTCCGTAACTTGCTGTTGTGACTGTTGTAGACTAGCAAGTAGTTCTTCAGCACCTTGACGCTTAGCCACTTCTTCCTCTAGCTGCTTAACCTTATTAGTGAGTTCACTGATATGGCCTTGTGCATGAGGGATAGAAGCCAACGCTGTTGGTACATCCGAATACTTCTGCCTACCATCGTCGGTCGTAATGCTTGAGAGCTGGTCAGCAAACAAACTATTAGGATCAACTTGCACACTTTGTTCAACTGGTGCTTCAGTTGGTGCTGCTTGGTCGGCTGGCACTTGTTGATTTGCTTCACCGTTAGGGTTACTAACTTGGTCATTCATTTTACTTTTCCTCTATGTCTATAAGACTTATGATAGAACGAAGAGCGGTCTGCTCTCCTAGATAGTGCGCCATCTTGTCTTCCCAACTATTGCTCTCAAAGTGTTTACGAGATGACATCTCTTTTATACTTTGGTCTAAGTCTTCCTGAACTAGGACGGCTAACTGTTCAAGCACCAGCTTAGCATTTTTTACTTGCTGCTTCACTGCTGCTCTCTCAGATTCTTTGTAGGCTTTAAGCCAACGTGTGTTCATACTGGTGGTTCCTCACCCTCGATTGGTGTCTGGGCTTCCACTTGTAGGTCTTCTTGTGCTTGCTGTACGAAGCGTTGGGTCTCAACCTCCTCGAACACCTGAGCATTGTCACTGAATAAGTCAAAGCGTTGCAGCTGTAGGCTGTCCTCGATGAGCTTAGCCAGTGCTTTGTTAGACACATGCTTAGAGATACCAGCCCAGATGCCGCTGTTGGCTACGCCTGACAGGTTCTGTAGCAGCTGTGCTCTAGCACTGAAGTGTCTAGCACCAACAGGACGCAGCTTACCTTTAGCTGTGATGTCCTCTTTAGTGATCTTCATAAACTCTGTTACACCTAGATCATCGTCCATAATACGGACAACGTCTGCACCATTGAAGTGTCGCTTAGCTACCTCTAGCATATTGTTAAGCAGCTTCTCCAATAGCTCTATCTCGAACTGTGTGGTCTTCTCTTGGAAGATACGACCTGCTGCATTCTCTAGGCTCTGCACCTCAAAGGCTGTCTTTTCGCCCGGAGTACGTATACCCATAGCTTGCTTAGGAGCACCCGCCATCTCTTCCATTAAGTTGAGGATGCGGTCTATCTCGAAGTTAGCAGAGAATGCCTGAGCTGCTGGAGCAAGAGGTTGTACATCCCCACCCTCTCCTACGTATATCTCTGAGAACGGTGCCCACTCAAACTCATCTACATCCCCAATGATCTTAATAGGGGGTGCTAATATCATATCACCGATGTCAGCCTTGAGGTTCTCAAGATGGTCGATGCGATACTGTAAGCCCACTAGGTTGTCCAGTGGCCCCATACCGTACAGGTTGTCTGGTCGCTTACGCCATGTAGTCATAACCTTGTAGCCGCCACGCTTCCACGCAGGGATAGGCTCTTTACGGATAACGCTGGTACGATCCATGATGGTGATGATGTAGTCGTCTAGCAACTCACCTGTGTTCTTGTCGTACATTGTTCCTTCAAACTCTAGCAGCTCTACGTAGCCACTGCCGAAGTATTCATACAGATCCCCGAAGCCATCTACGCTGAATGCTTGTGCTTTGTTGAAATCATCTGAGCTGTAGTAGCCATTGTGGTTGGCTCGTATCTCAGCTGATGCACGTACAGCATCCTGAAACTGCTTGTCTTCACTGTGCAACGCTTGCATCTCAATCTCACCGAAGGTCTTAATGCTTCGTGTGATCTTAGGACTCTTAGCGAAGTCTGTAGCTAGTGGATCAAATACAATATCCTCTGGGCTAACACGTACAGCACGTGGGCCTACGTATCCAGCAATCACTTCCTCTGTCTCTGGGTCAGTCTTAGTCTCATCTACCCAGATGACATCAGCGATAGCAATGCCGTAGTCTATGTAGTCTAGCACTAGCTTGCTGGCTACAGTGCGTAGGTCGCTTTCACGTACCTTGTTGCTCATGTATGCTTGGATAGCTTTCTTCTTCTGTAGCTCCTCAGCGTCTAGTGTATACCCTTCCCACTTCATCCAGTCATCGTTAGGGAACAATGCACTGTTGTAATTGGCGTGTAGGTTGTCCCTGATCTGGCACAACTTAGGCAGCGTAGTCTTGTTCTTCCAAGGTAGGGAAGAGTTAGTAGTAGTAGCTGTATCTGTAGCGAACACATAGTTACGAATCTCCTGCTTCTCATCCAACCATGTACGTCTTTGATTGTTCCAGTTGTCCCACTGCTGTGTAATGTTAGCAGCCAGATCCTCTGGATCAAGTACGCCTTCTAGTTCTAATACGCGATCTTCAATCATCTAAATGAAACCCCACCGAAACGTCCATCAAATTTAACCACATTACTTCTCTCTCTATTCAGCCCTGTACGTTGCTTAGGCTTCACACTTATTTCGATACAAGAGGCTAGACAGTCTTTTATATCATCGTGCTGTGGTCGTGCTAATAGTAATTCTTCTTCTAGTGCTGGGATGTACCCGCCCTTGTAGTGCCACACCGAGAGGTTCTCATAGCGTGGCTCTAATACAGCAGCCATCCTTTCAATCTTGCTACCTTGATGACGGTTAGGACGGTGGTCGTCTATCGACAAGCTGTCCCCGTTCTCCCGCACCTTATCCTTCAGATCCCCTACGATGATACTCTGTGCTGCTGTTACCTCAGCTCGCATCTTACGGAATCCCCATCTTGTGTGCATCTCACTGATCTTGTCGTAGTACACACTGATCTTGTCAGTCTTAAACCTATCTATGTCTAGAACGTAGATGTGTCCATCTGATGCCATACCGATCACTACGATAGCTGTGTAGTCAGCTCGTGCATTCATAGTGTATGCAAAGTCAATAGCTGCATAGACGTTTAACACACGTTCTTTATAGAACCATTTGCCACTCTGATTAGTTAGGTGGCGCTTGTCGTAGTATTGAAACCTTGAATGGTCTAAGCGATTAGACTCAGGATCATTAGGGTCGTTGTAATACTGTGCAAAGAACTGTGTACGGTCTGAATACATGGCACTGATACGTGCAAGCTCTCGCTTATCAAAGCCAAAAGTCTTACCGTCATCCCTTGATGCTCGTGGCCACAGGTACACCCCGTCTACTTCTACCACTTCCTCCATGATCTCCCATAGAGGCTCTTCTTCTAGTACCTCTCCAGCGTCATCGAACACTGGTATTACTTGTCCTTTCCAAATACTGTACTGGTCAGCTGCATGGTAACGTGTACCACATGCCTTAATCATCCCACCTGTATTCAGGATAGATGCCATCTGGCTCATAGCTGCTGCTGTCTTCCTACGTCCGTCTGCTGTGTAAGCATTGTCAGGAACAACAACGTCATCCGGTACAATGATGTCTGCGTGCCAACCAGTAGTGTTAGTGGTTAGGCCAGCAGTGCGTATAGTGTAGTCCCTTACGCCTTCTTCCTTCCTCGTCGGGTGATCTACGGCAATAGCAGTTGTAGCCCACTTCTCTCGCTTACCTTCTTCTGGGACTATCATCTCAGGCCAGTATCTCTGGTACACTGGTGAGGCTATCATGTTCTTTATTGCATAGAGCTGTGTCTCTGCTAGGTCAGCAGTTGCTGATAGGTACAGGATGGTAGTCTCAGGGTGCTTAGTCACCCACCATGCTGCCCATACAGCTAGACAATGGCTCTTCAAGTGTCCACGAGGCAGCAGCAACAGCTGATTAGGATGGTCTGTCTTCATCAACCACTTAAATACCACCCGATGTACGTCCCCGTACAGGTATTTAGGATTAACCAAGGCTGCAAACGTAGCTAAGTCCTGCTCAGCCAGCTCTCTGATCTCTTGTTTAGTGCTCATCGTTTACCACCAAGCTGCCAAAGTCATAGCTTTCTATCTTCCCTGCCTCTTTCTCGGCCTCAGCAAGTATTGCTTTCTTCACAAACTCGTAAGGTAGGTCGGGATTATCTTCCATGATTTCTTTTTCAGTGGACACCACGTATCCTTGCTAGGTCATCGTCAATAGTTTGCTTAATGTTAGCGTGTGCCTTACGTTCTCGCAACACTTCTTCCTTGGTAGGCCTACCTGCTGTACGCTTCTCTACCCAGCCTTTGTCAGCCAGCCACTTGGCAGCCTGTAGTGCCCCCTTACCTTCACTGTATGCTTCCATCATAACGCCTCTCACGCCCTGTGAGCGTAGCATTACCTCAAGCTCCTCTCTCCATGCGTTAATGTAGGGATGCAGACGAGTGGTGCTGTCGCATAGACGCTTCCAATGTGACCATCCACCTAGATGTTTAGTAGCAAACTCATATTCAGTAGGGTCTGCTGTCTCTAGGTAGAGGCGCTTGATGGAGATGTACGTCTTACCATTGTGCTCGTGGTCATCATCCTTCAATGTGAACACAGCGTTCTTAGGGTTTTCATAACAGAACTCTAGGAATAAAGATTGTGTTAAGAAGTTACCTGTTACCTTGTCTCGAAATATACTCATTTAATATCCTATGGCTATGTATGTAAACTCATATGTGCCAGAAAAGCCCCCATCAGGGTCAACAGTGAACTGAGAAGTAGTTACAGGTGTAGCTTGAGAAACCGCTAAGACCGAGGTTGGGCCTTCATCTAGCCTAGTTAGCTGGATGCTGCCCACAGCTGTAGGAAAAGTCTCTGAGAATGTTACATTTAAAGGAGAAGATCCTGTGAATTGTACAGAACCCCACTGTACTAATAAAGGCCCGACATACGCATGTCCTTTTGCATAACCACCTGATGTAGCTGCTGGTGTTGTAAGAATGTCACCAGTTAAGCTGTCAGCTGTATCATTCACTACTACCTTAGTAACACCTGATCCGAACTTAGCCATTAACTCATACGTGCTGTCATTAGAGTAGAGCTGTGTTACATCTGTAACAGTAGATGGGTTAGATGCCGTTTCGTCTATCAAAACCCCACCCGCTTCTGGTGCAAGCAGCACACCAGACAGGTCGATAATACTGCCTGCTGTGTTGTATTCAAAGTCAACAGTGTTGCCAGATGTTGTACCGCCATCTGTGTCTATAAAGCTACCTTCTATTGCGGAGAAACCTGTCACACAGTTTTTGACATCTGTACCTGCAGCAATTATTGTAGCTGAGCTTGCACTCCAAGCTCTTACACCGTACTGGTACCCGTCTACCTCAGCAGACCCTTTTATGACAGAGGACTCCAAGTAGTATCCTTCCGAAGAAAGAGTGTTATCGTGATATTTTGCAATAACATTTACATTCCCCTGCGCCCTTTGTCCCCAAAACACTCTTGCGTTAGTACAGTAAACACTTCCAAGAAACGTGCTATCAATAGCGAGAACGCCACGACCACCTCCTGCTATATAAACATTACCTGAAGCATAACAGTTCTCTCCTAAAGACAAGCCATCAAACTGACACCCTCCGGTTACAACAGTCCCTAGTGCGAGCGTAGAAGCATCAGCAGTAACAGCACTTAGGTTCATATTTGCTACATACAGCAGTTCGGAGGTGAACACTGTGTTCTTACCACAGACTATGCCGTAGAAAGGGCTGCTACCTACACTCACACCTGTCGTGTGGTTGTAATCACCAATGATTGCTATGTTGCCAAAAGTTATGTCTCCACCTTCTATGTAGAAGCAAGCATTCTTATCGCCAGATGCTGTGTAGCCATCATCAAACTGTAACTGTAAGCCTGTACGAACAACAGTCATGGATGTAACAGTCATTGTAGGCCAAGCTGCTGCATCACTTGTGTTCTTTATGGTGATAGACACGTTCGGAACTATTGCTGTAATCTCCCAACAGCCTCGCATGTATTCGTAATCACCAGTGCCTGCTACAGACCATATTGACACAAACTCCCCAACATTGAGGTTGGCTGTATCGTCAGAAGACATATCAACAGTTACTGACCAGTTCTTAGTAGCACCTACAGCACCTGTTATCAGGCTGCCTCCAGTCAATCCTTTATTCTCTGTAGCCCCAGTGCCTTGTATAGTAAGCTCACCAACAAGGGACTTGATAGAAACGCCCGTAAGCCCTGTGTACAAGCCTGTATCTATATCTATAACAGCAGCGTTACCTACGATGTGTGCATCCGCAAAAGAAGGCAAACCTGTTACACGATAAGTCTTACCTGAACCAAACTCTACAGTCTTACCTGTAGCTAAAGCAGCGTTGATTGCGGCAAGATCATCCGTAGAGTTATCACCCGCAGCTCCGAAGTCTTCAGGGGATACAGTTTCTCTTAGCTTATCGCCAATAGTACGTCTTGTGCTGCTTGCTGCATTCTGATCGAAAGAGAGGACATCTCCGTCCCTAAGTACAAAAGTGTTACCACTAGAGTCTACACTTAAAGCCTGATCGTCTGTGCCAGTGCTAGGTGTAGGCAATACAGTACCAGTAGTGGTAACACCTGCCAGTACATCTGACAACCTAGCAGCGTCTGTACTCGAAGCAGGAGCTGGTAAGTTACGGATACGGTTGGAGTTCATATCCAACTCGTTCTGCATCTGATTCGGCTCACCCTCAGGGTTATCCCGATACAACACCTTATTGTTTAGGTCGTCTTCTATCTTATCAAAGTTAGTGATAAGTTTAGTTACAGACTTAAAGCCTGAAACAATACTGTCAAGTGTGATTTTCATATGCTACCTATGCGTCGTAGTTCAAAGCAGTGGTTACTTCTGTTGCTGACATTACAAACTTGAACCGTCCCGGCCCTGAGATGATGGCTGAAGGCTCACCCTCGCTGAGTGCTCGGCCTACAAAGACATCTACTGTATCGTCGTCTGTACGATAGACATCGACAGTCTCACGAAAGCCTAGATTGGGTACGGTGTATATCTGAATGCTTGCACCTGCCGCTACGCTGATGTAGCCAGATGGCCCACCTGCGGTTGTAGTTGGTATTGCTTCTGTTGACATTGTTTTTTCCTCTAGTGTTTGATAATGTTGTGAGAGATGATGGACTGCTCTCCTGTGCCGCCTGTTAAGCCCCCTTGCCAAACTGCTTCTATTTCTATCAACGAGCCTACTGCGTAAACATCTCCAGATGTATGGGCAATAGTCGCTCCTAAAACTGGCTCTGTCAGAGACAAAGTGCCACTAGCGTCTGTTGTGTCTTCTATTAAGGATATAGACCCTGTGGTCAAGTTATAAAGGGCTTTTCCGTTGTGCTGGTCATCCACCCAAGAAGATGCCGTATCTATCAGAAGGAGGCCATCTGCGGTTGTAGTTGTGACAGTCCCTCCTTCCCCGTTTGTAACCATAGCTGTAAGACAACCAAGCTCTGTTCCTGCGCCCAACTGAAAGATTACAAAATTAGGTCGAATATTAGGTTCAGATATTTGACTTTTAGTCGCTGCCTGTAAATCAGAAGCGCTTAGGGTTCTTGTTGTAGCTCCATCCACCTTAAAAGAAAGGCTTATGCTGTCAGGCCAGTCGTTTATACTGTCATCAGCTATAAGAGCGCTTCTGTCTGTATCAATAACTATGTAAGGAACATCGTTTTTTAAATCTCTGTCCCCAAACCCTACAATACATAAGTCCTCTGTTGCCCCATCTGAGTTAACTAGTATTAAATCTAAACCATAAGAAGATAAAGCACCCTCATAATTAAAGCCTACAAACATAGATGCCTGACCAGTCACTACGTTACCGCTTGCGTCAAAAGCTCCATCATTAAAACCTATAATACTTTTGTGTTTTACCGTTGCATTTCCTGCCATTGTGCTCACCCATTCGTAAAAATTATACTCTCTTTGATCCGCAAAAAGAATGCCAGCCCTCTCGTAGTGGTTGCTTCCGTCTATAGGCTGCCCGCTTAGATCAATATAGACCCTGTTTTTATTTTCTAAGGCAAACTTTTTCAGACCGTCTGTTACATTAGTGTAGCCGCTTTCAGTTCTTGCGGCTGGCTGCAAAAGAGCAAAAGGAATGTTATCGTTTAACTCTGGTATGTCAGCCTTCATCTGCTGCCAGTAGTAACTGAGGTCTGTGTAGTACGTAGTAGAACCCTCTACTGAGTCTTTCTCCCCATGCCAAAAGCTAATAAGAACAATCCTGTTACCACTGTCTGTTGCTATTGCAGTGTTAATTGTATCTTTTGCCAATTCGTAATTAGAGTTATTAGGGTACAAAGTCCCAACTCCATCCTGAAAACCAGAACCACCAAAGGCGGCACACACAAACAGCAGCTTTCTACCAGCCTCAAGGTTGTTGGCTTCGTAGTTTTCCGCAAATACTTTCCACTTACCCATTGATGTTGGCAAAGCTGCTACATGCTCAAGGGGGTGCGTAGCAGCTTTTATGGACTGCGTTTGGTAGGAGAATTGGTAAGTGTTGGGTATTGCCGAGTAGTCCTCATCATCTACCAATCTTGTTGCTCTGCCCTTATTGTTGCTCTGGCCTATCAACAAAACAATATCATAATTTGACATATCAAATTATCCCAAATCTGTTTAGAAGTTTATCTGCCCTCTCGCTGTAACAGTGTGTCGTACCGTAAAGCTCGTAGGAATCAGTCTTGTACACAATATTTCCACCACGAGCACTGTGGTTTGACATGCTAATCAAAGGTGCTATATAGTCTCCCTCCATTGCGTGTGCTAGATAAAAAGACCTATCTATAGTTCTTCCTAGCGCCTTATGTGGTGCAACCCAGCTCTCTAAAGATTTAGGTATTACAAGAGAAAGTTCTTTGTTACTAACGCCTTCTAGCCTGAACGCGCCATAAGGGTGTTTTCTGTCGCAGTAGAATTCAAGGGAGGGGTGTACAAAACCCCCCGCCTCTATTACATCTTTAATAGTATCCTTTAGTATCTTTTCAACAACACCGCAGTCACTCTTTATTACTGGAGTGCTTGCCATTCTTATCTACCTATGTATGTTTATCGACGCTTCTTCTTGTCATCCCACTTCATTTTAACCTTCTTCTTAGGAGCAGCTGCTGGGAGACCCTGACCTGATCCATTGAACAAGAGGTTGTCTGTAGTGGCTGTCAACTGGACAACAGTTTCCTGCAAGTTCGGTACGCTATCCTCTGCTACGATGTAGTAGTCGTATGTGGTGTTCTTAGCACCAGAGCTGAATATAAAAGAACACGACTGTCCAGCCACTGCTGCTACACTCTTAGCCTCTGGCGCTGCTGCTCCTAGTGAGTCAGTACCTGCCTTGACTTGAAAAGGCTCAGGGTAGCCTGACCCTTCTGGCAACCTAACACCGTACACAGTCCCGTTCTCGTTAATTGTTTGACGGATAGTGTGGCCTGAGATTGTTGTCTTAGCTTTATCAGGAGCAGCTGTGAATACAGGAGGCTCGTTGTCGGTAGATGATGTGTTATTAACTACAGCATCTGTAAACGTAGCAAGCTCTATACCCGTTGTGCCATCTGTGAATGTACCACCTGCCTGCGTGAAGCTAAGCGACAATACATCGTTATACTCAACAGCTGGGCTTACTGTAAAGACCCCAGTGTTAGCAGGGATAGCTGCGTTAGTGAATGTATACACCCCGCCTAGTGTACCTGTCAATGTAAAAGGAGAGTGTGCAGGGGTTGTCTGGTTTGCAAGACTAGCTGATGAGAACACAACCGTCAATAGCGTACCTGTTTCATCTACTGTAGGATCACCCACCACTACAGGAGCTGTCGCTGTAGATTGGCTAGACACTAGAGCATCAGAGAAAGCCTCTACGTCTGTACCACCAACCGTTGCCTCTATTACGTTAGCTCCACCTGCAAAGTTTAGAATCTCTCCACCACCACCTGCTTGTGCATATGGAGATATTGTGTAAACGATTGTGTCTGTAGTAGAACCGCTAGAGTAGGTGAGAGTTTCGCCTGTACTGAGCGTCAACCCTGTGGCTGCTGATGTTGTAACAGCTTCGCTAAATGTCAACGTCAAAGTGCTACCTGTAGAGTCGATAACAGGTAGGTTAGGATTCATGGCTCCTTGTTCAAGAGTAGGTGCCGTTAGGGACTGTGTAGTGAATTGTGCTGACGTAGCTATGTTTGATTCGCTTGAATCTGCGCTTACATGTAAGAAATGAATGTAGTATGACGTAGCAGGAGACAAACCTGTAGCCGACACAATCTGACTACCTGTAGCTGATACAGCCTGTGTATCACCAGCAGATGTAGCGTCTGATATGAATGTTGCATTAGGCGATGTAGGTGTAGCGCTTGCTGCTACTTCCCAGTACAGCGTACCGTCACTTTTATCCGTAGTGACAGTGCCTGTAGCTGTTGTGTTGCCTGTCGGAGTACCGATAGGGCTGGTCAGTGTTGGCGACCCCCCTGTTGTGCTTGTTGGGAAAACATCTGTTGATGCTATGTATTTATTACCAGAAGCATCTGTTCCCAGATCCGCTTCATTAGTGTGAACTACAACACTGTCTATGTTTAATGCTTGATCCTGATAAGGCTCCGTTCCTCTGGTTGAAGGCCACTGGCTAGTGTCTTTACCACCGTTCCAATAGGTGAAAAGGTACATAGATGTCACGGTATCAGTAGCACTGTTAAGTGTTCTAAAATCACCATTGGCTGTAGTTGCACTAAAGTTAGCTGTCTGCCACCCGCTGTCGTACCACCTCGCCGTTATCGTGCCGTTAGTCTCTCCTATTTGTTCGTAGGCTAGTTCATCATTGACCCAAAGTCTTTTTCTAAGCTCTGACGAGACATCACTGAGGTAGGCCGAGAATGCAATAAAATTCCACTGGCCTCTTATTAAAACTCTCGATGAATCGCGTAGGGTATCTGATTGCTGAGAAGTCTGGAAACGCTCATCTTGTAAGTTCCAACCTGTCTGTGAACCATCGCCGCCTGCTGGTGAACCAACCTGAACTTCCATCAGTTGTCCGCTATTCACACTGCGGTTAAAACGAAGCGTCTTTAAAAAACCGGGTGCTGCTCTGAAATCAAAATCCGCAGGGACATACATCCACACCCCAGCGTGCATTGTTTTCCCTTTGTCCAAAGGTGTATCAAAGGTGAGTATACCACCAAACTGCCCTGATGTCGGTCTGGCCACAGGGTCAGTCCAAGGTGCAAATTGCAACCCTAATCCATCCCAACCTTGTGCTATAGCTAGGCGAGCAGAGCTGTCTCTTAGCCCGCCACGGGTGATGCCTGTATCGCCCTCTGTTCCGTAACCCGCTAAGTCACCCCTACCCTTCTCACCCCACGAGGTAAACCTTTTAGCCGCAGGGGTAATAGGGTCTTGTATATCTGTGGAGCCTGAGTAACTGCCAATGTTCTGCCCGTCTGTTAAGCCAGAAAAGTCTTTGTCTAGTGTATCCCAGTTAATCGCCATTCTCTATACCTGTGTTTGTTGGTGGGAGGAAGTCCCTTAGCTATCTTGCTGAGAGGGACTAGCCTCCCCCCATTCTTATCTGACTTGACTTGATCCGAAGTAGAACCCTAACAATGCTAACATACCTTGTCTAACTTCTGGCAAGAGAACAAACCCTTTCATCTCTGTCACCAATGGCTTAGTAAACCCTAAGAAGCCTAACAGCCCACCCCTAGCCTCGTCTATCACTGTAACAGGTATATCAAAGAACGCTACAATGAATGGGGCTACAATCATAGCAAAGAGGATGGTGAAGGCTATGACACGCCTAACTAATACACCACCCCTAGCGGCTGCCTTCTCAGCTGAGGCATCTGCTACCTCCTGCTTACGAATCATCATATCCACTTGGCGCTGTTGAGCCTCAGCCTGTGATGCTATCAACTTCATCAAGAAGCCTGATACACCACCACCAAGCATAGCAAGAAGTTCGATACTCATATCTTCTTCTTCACTGATTTCTTCTTAGCCACAGCTTTCTTCTTGGGGGCTGCTTTCTTAACCTTAGCCTTCTTACCGTATCCGCTCTTCATAATATCACCACTTAGTTTTATCAGCCCAATATGCTGCTGACATCTTACCCTTCTTAATGTTCTTAGCATGTCTGGCTTTAAAACTAGCCCTCTTCTTCTTAGCTGCTTCACTCTCACCCTTCTTAGGCTTACCAGCTGTCTTAGCCCCCTGCTCTCCAAACCTAATAGTCTTAACCTTATCCCCTTCCTTAGCTACAACTACATGACTCTTCTTAGGATGGTTGGGTGTACGCTTAGGCTTGTTGTAGCCGCTAACACCTGCTCTCTCTAATCTTGGATCTTTAGGCATACTATTTCCTCTTACCCTTACGACCACCAGCTGCCTTCCCTGCCTTACTGCCAATCTTACCACCGTGGCTTCTATTGGAGGAACGACTCTGTACCTTTGTATTCTTAGTAGACTTAGAACCCCCTGACTTCAGAGACTTCTTATGTCCTACATCCTTACCATCACCCTTCTTCACCTTCCCTGCCTTAATAGCAGCTCTCCTAGCCTTGTTCCTAGCAGCCCTATTCTTCTTCTGCTTCTCTGAGGAATGATATTTATATTCTTGATTATAGTTTCTAGTAGGCATACCTCTACCCCCTGATATGTGGATGTATACAAATATGTATACTTGATATGTATACTGCTCCGCAGCCAGCTACTGCTGAGAGTGCTCATTCGGGAAACACCTGCGAGGTACGAGCGTGTTTTCCAGCCAGATGAATGACTAAGTAATGATAACTACCTGAATCAGTGTTATCGATATCAACCCCCGAATAGCTCATAGCTACCATTACTTAATCATTCTCCTGCGGAGCAGCTACTCCTTGCGGAGCAATACTAAGGTGTTAAAAAACTATACCTTATATTAATAGATGTCCAAAAATGAGTGTTTTTGGGTACTAAATTAGGAAAATAATTTAAATTAATTTTTGGTGTGTAAGCACTCCTTAGTAATATCAAGCATTTATCTGAAATGTCAAAATTTCTCATAGATTTTTTTAGGTTGTAATGCATACAAGAACACACCCCCAACCCCCCTAGCCACCCCTAGACAATATTCCCCTACATACTTGGCACATTCTTTGCATATGTACAGCTATTTCTAGACTCATGAGTCCACTTGACATCTGGTGACAGGGGTGTCTTATACATCCCGTACATTCCCACTTGTATATGATGAGCATATACATTGCATATCAACCACTTAGACTCCTTAGTCTAGTGACCATTGTTGTCACATTGTGCCGTATATTGTCACTTATGTCTGTAAGCTCCTGTAAGGCCTTGTACGGGACGATAGCCATACCCTTACTATTGGCATTGGCACAACTTTATTATTGTTTTAGCCTATATTGTGAACAGCTCATGCATAGTTGGCATGGTAGTTGCTTGTTGTGTTCTTACTTCTACTTATACGTAATTGCTTAGGAATCATTCTCGTTTAACTTTACATACCTTTACATAACTATTTGTTGACAATGGTTTGGTATGCTGTAAACTTGTTACCAAGTCGAGGCAATACAGCCAAAGCGAAAAAGATTTAAATAAAGTGTTGACAGGTAGTGAATAGGGTGTATACTGTTAACAAGTCGGGGCAAACAGGGTGTTTAGCCAAAGCGACTAAAGAAGTGTGGGACTGATAGCGGGCTGCTGAAAAGATAGGCAGCTACTTAAACGCGAGAGCAGCTGGTAGGGGACTCTATAAAATCTTTACCATACCATGCGGGAGTGGTACTAAATCATCCGCAGCCACCGACAGGGGCAGAGTAGCTACACTCACGAGACAATCAAACAAAACTCGGGAAGTAGTAAGGGACGTAAGCAATCCCGCAATGATTAGTTAGGGTGCTCTAGATATAAGGTTTGGTAGCAGTGCTGCGACACTTCACTGGATACGCTAGAGCATCTTATAGTGATCATTAACTAACTAGTATGGGGTGGTATCATGAACAGACAGCAAATGGAATACAGGCAGAAAGTCATAGCGGCTAGGAACAAAGCACCAGTTAAACGTGGAAGTCACAAACCAGCACCATTAGAGTGTACGCAGCTGGGTTTGGGTGTAGCCTCTTTATTCAAAACAGGTAACAGTCGGCCATTGTTTGGGGCGGGACGTGGGCTACCATTACATTAAATGAGGTGATATTATGAGAATAGAAGTCATTAGCGAGTTTATGGGCACTGTTGACAGTGAGCTGGTAAGAGGTGATAAATTCCTCGTTAGGTTTTCGGACGGTTCAGAGCAGACTTTTAATTGTTGTAGCTTTTCGTCATTGGTGAGTCTTTTAAAGTACGAAAATAGGCTTTCAGAGGTAACATACCTGTCCGATTGTTAAAAGGACGGCCAACAATCAATTAAATAGAGGTGACACAATGACTATCAATGAGAAACATACACACTTGCAACATGCGGTAGAGTATTGTAAGCTGTCGCTATGGATACTACTAATGTGTAGTCCTGCCTTTGTGATAGCACTGGCAACAACAGAGAGATTTTAAACAACCAATCAAATAGAGGTGATATTGTGATTATTTTTGATGGCATTTTAGAAGGTTGGGAAGTAGATAAGGAGCAAGGCGCTTTAGATTATGCTCGCGGCATGGTATGGAGTGAGGTAGAAACAAACGAGCAGGATATTAGCCATAAGCGTTACATAGGTACGGTTGACGGCATAGGCGTGTATTATGATTATGGGGCTGATTATTATTTCTTCACTGACGAAACAATTAAATAGAGGGTAACACCATGAAAATTGCACTAAGTAACAATGCAGAGCTGATTATACAAGCCAATGTAAAAAAAGAAGGCGACTATAAAAAAGCAATGCAAATAGCTGAAAGAATGGAGGAGCTTGGTTATGTCGATTGTGTTGTAGCAGCATGTTGTCACTACGAGCAATGGATTCACGTGTCTGCCGTTTGGCGTGAATCTCAAGCAGAATGGCTAAGAGCGGCATATTACGCTGCAAAAAAACACGTACAATCAATCAATTAGAGGGTGATATTGTGAACCATTTACAGAAAGAACTACAGGAAAAGACCGAGCGCCTAGCGCACGACATCATAAGCCGCGACACTGGCAAGGATATTAGCGATTTTGGTGGGGAGTTTGGTTTGTTAGAGTGGCTTATTGCGGAGGGCTGCCAAGACCATGCAAGGCTGCTGCTGTCCCTGCCGAATAGAGAACACTTAGCCGTAATACTTTTATAATCAATCAATTAAATAGAGGGTAACAAAATGAAAACGACACTAAGCACAACACAAGCAACTGACCTGCTAATGGAGTTCGAGGCATTCGGTACAGGTAGCGACGCATACACACTGTGCTACCATATGGTGCATTACCTTGAGCAATTCGAGGATGAGACAGGGGAGGAGATATATCTTGACCCCGTGGCCATTCGCTGCGAGTATAGGGCCATTACACTGGATGAAGCGGTAAGTGACTACCAAATACCGCCACACTTTGACGGCCATGAGGGGGTGCTTCAATGGTTGCAGGACAGAACAGAGGTGATCGAGACAGACTTCAAAAACACTTACATTATACAGGAGTTTTGAGCATGAGATTGTACGTTATTGGAACAGCTTGTATTGTATTGTTCTATAGTTTAGTTATCAACGAGATGTTTTTTAATAGCATAATGCTATAACACAGAGAGAGGATAGAGAGATGGACTTGATTATATTCACAATGGCAGCGGTAGTAATGGGCTTTATTAGTTGGCTAGTTGTACCGATAGTGCTGGGGCTAGTGGTGACAGCGTTTGTACTAGTATTTTGGAGCATACGATTCTTACTTGAACTAATCAGAGGTGACGACAATGGATAGCGAATACATGGCATACTTGTACCTGCAAGGGTACACTGGCAGCGATAACAGCAACCAATACCCCATAGAAGAGGGCGACATTGATGATAGTAGTACGTGGGAGCTATTACCTGTACGTCCACCTAAGGAGGGAGAAGGGGAGGCAGTAGGGTAGCTAGGGTAGAGGGTGTAACGTGGCGTGTGCGTCCATACAGGAGCACACAGGACATAATACAGAGAGGGTGAGGTATGTATCAAGTAATCTGGAGCAGAGAGGTAGAAGGGGAGGACTTCCCCATTCATGAGGTGGTGTATGAGGCGAGTGAATGGCAGCAATGTTATGAGAAATTAGTTGACAATGCGAAGGCTGACATCCATACTGTTGGCTGGTACTCTATACTTGAGAAGGAGGAACGGCTATGATAGAATATACAGTAAGGGTTTATGACGATGGTACTAAGTATTGGTATCTGAATGGTAAGAAACACCGAGAAGATGGGCCAGCTATTGAACGGGCTAGTGGTTATAAGGCTTGGTATTTGAATGGGGTACACCTAACAGAAACAGAGTTTAACAACCGTATGGACAAGTCTTGTAGTGGTAAAGTGGTAGAGATAGAAGGTGTTAAATATAAACTAGTGGAGGTGGTATGAAACACGATCAAGAAGTGTACGACAAGGCACGTGATGAAATGCTGGCAGACATGCTAGATTATATATCCGAAGGCTTACTGGCTGAGGTGTTAGCAGATGAATGGGTGTTAAGCAAGCACCCCGTGGCTTTCGCAGCGGCCCTTCATAACGCCCTGTGTGATTGTCTGGAGGACAGTACAGTAGAGCAGTACATACGGTATGGTATGGACATCGAAACGCCTGAGGAGACACGAGAGAGACTAGAGGGAGATAGATTGGACGCACTAAGAAAGGAGGGCATTGCTAATGGTAACTAAAGAAGAAGTAGAGAGAGCTAAGGCTGCTGCTGTTGCTGCTTATGATGCTGCTGTTGCTGCTTATGATGCTGCTGATGCTGCTTATGATGCTGATACTGTTGAGGCTGCTGATGCTGCTTTTGATAAATACCGTAAACTGAAAGAGGCATTCGAAAATGGTAACTAAAGAACAAGTAGAGAAGGCTAAGGCTATTTATGCTAAAGCTGCTGATGCTGATACTATTGCTGCTGCTGCTACTATTGAAGCTGCTATTGCAGCTGCTGACGAGGCTTGGGATAAATATCTTAAACTAAAACAAGAGTTTGAAAATGGTAACTAAAGAAGAAGTTGAGAAGGCTAAGGCTGCTGCTAAAGCTGCTGAAGCTGTTTATGAGGCTGCTACTTTTGCTGTTGATGCTATTTATGCTAAGGCTAAGGCTAAGGCTGCTGCTTTGGATAAGGCTGCTGACAAGGCTTTTGATAAATACGTTAAACTGTATCGGGAGTATGACAATGAAAAGGGTAACTAAAGAAGACGTTGATAAGGCTGAAGCTGAATGGCACACTGCTTTTGATGATGATGATGTTGAGAAGGCTGATGCTCGTGCGGCTTGGGATGAATACGTTAAACTCTGGCAGGAGTTTGAAGATGGAAGTGGAGAGTGAACTACTAGAACTGGGTTATAAATTAGAGTATGGTAAGGGGTGGATGGCCTGCGACAGAGGAGAGAAGCCACCAGCAGATGCTAACCACATATATCTTAATGGGTACGCTGACAGGTATGCAAGAGAGCAAGCACTAACCAATCAATCACTAATGAACGAGGTATGACATGAACAATTCAATAGATCCAATCAATAAAGATGCAGCTAAGGCATGTGCTAAGCCTATCACTGAGCCGCAAGGTTATAACTTCGAGCAGTGGTATGCGACAATAGGTTGGAAGCTACGGCCTGATGACGATGATGAAGAGGGTTTAAAGTGTAAAGATAGTGTAAAGATATGTTAAGTAGTACCCAAAAACGTGTCAATTTGGACACCTAATATATACAGGGTATGTATTTCTACGGAGTAGTAGTGGTATTTCGGACAATTCTTACCAAGCGTTAGCGCAGGTGAATTCGTCCAGCCATATATAACTAAGAGGGTACAACATGAAGACGGACAACAACGGTAAGGTAATTGATTTTAGAGACTATGAAGGTAAGGTAATGAATCTCACTTACGACTATGCCACTACCAAAGAGTATGAACTAGATCATAGTGTAGAGTTTGATGATGTACATCAAGAGGTTATGATTAGTTTCTTCAATGCAGTTGAGCAGTACGATAGCAGTAAGGGTAGCTTCCCTAGTTTCTTCGAGCTAGTAGCTAACAACCATATGAAGAAGTTTCTAAGATCAATCAGAGCTAGATACACAGAGAGTTATGATGTACCGATAGAGGAAGCAGTGTTTGAACTAGCACCTGATACGATAGACAACCTAGAAAGAGAGGAAGCAATCAAGAGTGCTGTATTTAGCACACTATCAGAGAGGGATGGTAATATACTGCTAGAATACTTTGGGGTTGGTGTGCTAGGCGATAAGGGTTTGACACAGCAAGAGTTAGCACCCAAGTATAAGCTATCAAGAGAGGGCGTAACTAAGGTGATACAGAAAGCGTTAGCTAACCCTGAACTCAAAGCAATACTTCAATCATCGTTCACCAGTTAGGAGGCAGTATGTACATTGAGCTATTCGAGAAGGTACTAGAGGCAGTGCATGACATACAATCAGAGACAACCAACCACACAGAGCAAGCACTAGCCTCTGAGATACAGGTGCTAGTCGATGAACTACTAGAGCATTACATACAGGAGGAAAGGGCGTGAGCTGCATAGAGAAACTACCTCATAGCTGTGGCAGCAGTGATGCACTACAGACATTCGAGGATGAAGGGGGAGGATACACAGGCTACTGCTTCGCATGTCACACTTACGTACCCGACCCATACGAGGAAGGCTACACACCACCAACAGCTAGGGTTGGAAGGTCAGTGGATGAGATCATGCGGGATGTCCATGAGATACAGGCTGATTGGGGCTGTATGGATCTCTCAGGGCGATGGCTTGAGGCTAAGGCATTGGACTACTTCGGTGTTAAAGTTGCTGTGAGTGAGACTGATGGCGTTACACCCACACTGGCAGCACTGCCCATCCATAGAGATGGTAAGTTGGTGAGCTATAAGCTGCGTGATCTGCAAGAGAAACGCATGTTCAGCCTTGGCAATGGTAAGCAACCCGATATGTTCGGATGGGCGCAAGCCGTAGCTAGTGGAGCACCACGCCTCATCATTACAGAGGGCGAGATGGATGCTGTAGCTGTATACCAAGCACTCAAGAACCTGAGCAAGCCTGAGTATGCAGCATTCAACCCTGCTGTCGTGTCTCTCACTAATGGCAGTGGTGGTGCTAAGAAGGAGATCATGCGTCACCTGCCTGAGATCAAGCGTAGCTTCCGTGATGTGGTGTTAGCTTTTGACATGGACTCAGCAGGTGACAAGGCAGCAGAGGAAGTGTGCAAGATACTGCCCTCAGCTATGCGAGCACACCTGCCAGCTAAGGATGCTAACGCATGTCTTGATCCAGCCCACTACTTAGGTAAGGCATTAAAGAATGCGGTGATGTTCAAGGCAGCAGTGGCTAAGAACAGCAAGCTAGTGTACGGGAGCAGCCTCAGAGAGGCAGCACAGCAAGAAGCAGAGTATGGCAAGAGCTACCCTTGGCCTCAGCTAACAGCTCTCACAAGAGGTGAGAGGAAGGGTGAGGTGTGCTACTGGGGTGCAGCTACTAAGATGGGTAAGAGTGAGATACTCAACGCACTATCAGCTCACAACATACTAGAGCATGGGCAGAAGGTGTTTATGGCTAAGCCAGAGGAGGCTAATGCCAAGACATACAAGCTATTGGTAGGTAAGGCGGCGGGTAAGATATTCCATGACCCCACTGTACCCTTCGATCACGAGGCATTCGAGAAGTATGAGCCTATGATTGGGGATAACGTAGCAATGCTTGATCTGTACCAACACTTGACATGGGACTCAGTGAAGCAGGACATGCTACATGCAGCAGGAGAGGGGTACACTACCGTCTACCTTGATCCTATAACTAACTTCACCAATCAGGTGAGTGCATCAGAGGCTAACGAGATGCTGATAGCGATAGCAGCAGAGGCAAGTGCAATGGCACATGACCACAAGCTATCCATTCACTTCTTCTGTCACCTACTGAAGCCACCATCAGGCAGTAAGCCACATGAGAGGGGAGGTAAGGTGCTGTCCAATCAGTTTAGCGGTAGTAGGGCTATGATGCGGAGCTGTAATTACATGTTCGGTATCGAAGGCGATAAGTCACCAGAGCTGGATGAAGACGAGAGAAACATGAGACAGATCGTACTACTAGAAGATAGGGAGTTTGGACAGGTTGGTAGTGTACCCCTGTTCTGGGACAAAAATACTGGTTTATTTACGGAGGTATCACGATGAAGTATTCAACTAAGAAACCTAAACCGCTGCCATCACTTGAGTATCTAAAAGAGTGCTTTGATTACAACAGCGAGACAGGTGTCTTAACTTGGAGGGTGCGCCCTCTCGATCACTTCAGTAAGGGCAGCACAGAAAAGATGTGGAACAGCAAGAACAGTGGCAAGGTGGCAGGTAGTTTAAACCAAGGCTACTTTAAGGTGGGGCTGGATGGCATCAAGTATCAGGTTCACCGACTGTGCTACTACTTAGGGTCTGGGTGTGAGCCACACAATATCGACCACATCAATGGATACACAAAGGACAACAGGTTGTCTAATCTTAGGGACGTTGTTCACAAGGACAACATGAGGAACGTGGCCAAGAGAAAGGATAACAAGACAGGGTGTGTGGGGGTAGGTCGTCACAAACTGACAGGCAGGTGGTATGCAGAACTAGGTAACACACAGTTGGGTACTTACACCGACAAGATAGGCGCTATCTATGCAAGGTATTGGGCTGAGCGAGATGCAGGCTTTCACGAGAATCATGGGAGAGAGTGATGG